ATGCCGGTCTAAAAAGTATTCTATGAAATGATTTGCTATCCGCAAAGTCATCATAGTACGGTGAGAGGTTAAAGTCAGTTTTAGACATTTAAATACCCCTAAAATTCTATGACCAGTTTAATGTTTTCTGTCTGATCTGGTGCTCTTTGTATCGGTGTTCTATTTTCAATATAAAGTACATCGCCAGTATCGTGGTCTATTTCAGGAACTGAATATCCTGAAGTAAACGAAACATTAGAAACTGTTCCTGTTGATGAAGTATCTGGTGTTCCTGTAGGAGAACCACCACCTTGACCTGTAATAACATTAGCACCTGAGAACGCAGTTAAATTACCAGTTGCGTCCACGCCAGCATTGTTGTGTCTTGTTTGAATGTAATATAAAATTTTGTTTGTTGCGTCCCACTCTACAACTTTACCAGTTGCGCCTGTACTTGCCTGACTAATTTCTTCGTCTGGTACAAAAGTACCTGGTGTTGGAGAATCAGCAATTTTAATTGCCTTTGTTAATCTAGCAGTATTAGCTGTTACAGCAGAAGCTGATTTTGTTGGATCTCTTAATAATGCAATTTTTCTAAAGTCATTGACAGCAGAAAAGTCACCAGAGTTAGCACTTTCAGTTCCTTCTAAACTTGTATTCATCATAACAAAGAAAGCACCTAATTCTTCTTGTGCATTTGCACCGTGTCCACCCTTAGGTGGAATAATTACATCTAATTCTGAACCTGCTAAATTAGTTGCACCTGCAGTAATTATTTGTGCATTACTAATTGTTGCAAAAGTATATCCTGTGCCTGGAGTAGTTACTGTTACTGAAGTTACAGCACCACCGCCAACTACTATTGTAGCAACACCACCAGAACCATCTCCTTTAATAGAAATACCAGTGAATGTTCCGTTAGTACCACCTGAGCCAGCAGTTTTAATTTTTACTATATCTATTGAACCATCAACAGCAGCGGAAATAACATTTGATTGATCTGCACTCGGACTAGAGTTTGGCGAAACTGCCATAAAGTCTGTTGATAAAAAATTTGCTTGTTGAGCAGCAGAAAGTGTGTACATAAATTTCCACTTGTATGAATCAGTAGTTGTAATTACTGAAGTTGATACACCAGTTGGTTCATCTGTTGAAGTAGCACCATTGTTGTTATCTAAACATTTGTAAACATTTCTTGCTGAAGATAATACATAAAAAGTAGAATCAAATAAAGTAGTTGCACCACTTGATGATGTTTTTCTTACACTTGTTGATCCTGTTGTATATTCTCCAATGTCGTGTGAATAAGTATCGTAAATTGTACCAGCAGTCCAGTTTCTTCTTGGTATTACAAAAGATACATCTGAAGATTGTACTCTTTTAGCAGCAACTAAATCGTCAAATGTATAAAATTCTCTACCCATTGAATCAGCAGGTGTATTAGGAGCAGCGTCCGTACCTTCGTAATCTGTTCTTCCATCGGCTCTTGTTAAAGTACCAAAAGGTTGTGGTCTTCCAATACCTAAGTAATACACTTGACTTGCTGTTTCAGAAAATGATTCTGAAAATTGTTCAGCATTGTTTATTCTAAATTTATTTGTTATAATTGCTGGCATAGTTCCTTATTCTTTCTTATATTTATACTACTTTTCATTAAGTTATGTTAATTGTTCCTAACATAGCTGCGTGTGATGAACATTGATAATACAATGTTGCTGGGGCATCCATAGGCACGTGAAACTCAACAACACCAGTAGATCCTGAAGCATTGTTATTAGTAACACCTGTGCTATATGCACTTCCACCAGCAGTTGATCTAATTTCAAAAGGGTGACCACTACTTGTATTTCTAAAGTAATAAGTTTGACCTTTCTTTATATGTAAATCTGGATTGTCTGAACTTGTACCTGCTGGAAATCCTGCACCACCAAATCTATATGCACTTGAACCGTTAGCAGTTACTACAAATTGAGATACTGGAGTTTGTCCTATAACCCAACCTGAACCAGTGTAAACTAAAGTATGTCCGTTTTGAGGAGAAGATACTGCTACATCTGTTAAATCGTTAATTGCAAGTGAACCACCTGCAGGAGTACCAACATTAAATCTTCCTTGTGCTGAACTCCAAGCTAATACATTGCCATCTGCAACACCAGACATATTAACATCTGTATGTACTGATACGGAAGAGTTTTCATCTAATACTCTAACCCAACCACTACCTGAAGAATAATAAGGTCTATTACCTGTACTATCATAAGCATACATTCCTACATAAGTTGCAGCCGCTGGTAAAGAACCATAACCTGCAAAGTCGTGTCTTATTTTAGAACCTGCACCAGTTAAATCAACCGTACCTGTTCCTGATAATGATGATGTACCAGTTAGACTAAAGTTTGCTGCTGTACTTAATGTTGCACCTAAATTAACAACACTATTACCAATTGTAATTCTATTATTGTCTAAAGAAGCATTAGGAATATTTCCTACAGTTAAAGTTATTCTATTATTATCAATAGCAGTAGAAAGTCCTGCACCACCAATAATTTCAAAACTTCCACCTAAACCAACATTAAAGTTAGTTGAAGTATCATCACCTATTGTGATTGTATTGTTTACAAGTTTGTCATTTGTAATAGAACCTGTTAATTGAGCATTTGTAATTGTTCCTGATAATGAACTTGTAGGATAATTTGTTGCGTCTGCTAAATCAAAAGCAGGAGTAGCGTCTGTGCCACCTAAGGCAAGTGATATACCACCATATGATACAGTAGAATTTGTTAAAGAAGTATTACCAATACTTGTTAGAGTATTAGAAGAACCTGAAATTGTTTTATTCTCTAGTGTGTCAGTAGATGTTTCTGTTAAAACAGTACCGTCAATAGCAATAGAAATTTTGTCTGCTGTTATAGTAGTTGCAATTCCATTACTACCTTCAACAGTTAAAGTATCGCCTAAATCTACTGCGTGAGAACCGGTATCGCCTGTAACAGTAATTGTTGAATTATCTAATTTTGTATTTGGTAAACTTGCTAATGCACTACTTGGAATATTTGTAAATGTATTACTACTACCATTAATTGTTTTATTTGTTAAAACTGAAGTAGAAGCGTCTGTTATATAATTACCAGAAAGTAGAGTTGTACCATCGCCTAAAACACTATATAATTCGTCAAAATTTGTATTTACTTTGGCTGCGCCTGCTCTTAAATTATCACCTGTTCCATCATTAGCAGCTGATCCTCGGTTAATAGTCTGTTTTGTCATTTAGTTATATCCTACTTGTTTATACTATTTATAAACTTCTTATGGGGTTGTATCATCAAAAGTTAATATGGTTTGAGCAAAGTTTGTAACAGTATTATCAAAGGAATCCTGAGAAGCCGCAAATTGCGTAGGCATTGCAAAATTTGTCTTTAATAACTGACCATCTTTATTTGAAGTTGCTAAAAATATAGCACCTCTTCCATCTAGTGATGTTCTTGTACCTGTTATCTTTATTTCACTTAATTGCTTAAATGTTATTTTACTTGCACCTGAATTTATACCAAATATTGTATTTGCGAATTTGTTTAGTGTACCAAATTTAGGTCCTGCATATGCGTACCCTTGTTTAACTTCTACACCATCTATTGTAGCTCTTTTTCTACTAGTCATACTAATTTCAATAGCTGGTCTAGTTAAAGTTATATCTCTTGTATTTGCAGTAAATGGTTCTCTATAATCATCACCAGCATCCATTAATCCTTCAGTCATATTATCTGACCTTAAACTTGTGCCATCATCTACTGTTCCTAATCTTCTACCAAAGACAGTTGTAAACAATACATTTAATATATTGAATAATGGAGTATCTATAGCACCTGATATAATACCAGTAACTGGAGCTCTAACTTTTAAATTTAATCTACTAACCAAATCAACTTGACCTGTAAAATAAAAACCTGATGTGTGCATTGTCTTTTTAAATGAGTCTCTCCAATCATTAATTGATTGACCAACTTTTAGTACATAAGAAAAATCTTGGTAGTATTTACTGTCTTGTACTTTCATAGTTTGTTCAGATACATAACCATCTTCATTTAAAAATTTACCATCTGTATCTGCAACAGAAACTACATCTACTATAGCACTAGCAACATCTAATCTTATTGCTGTTGCTGATCCACTACTTGATGATGTTATTGTTTCGTTTAGAATAAAATTAGTATTTAAATCTTTTACTTTTAATAAACTTCTATCTGCGTCATAACTTGCAAGTGTACCAGTTGCACCTGAAGTAGAACCTGTAATAGTATCATTAGCATTAAAGTTACCTGACTTGTTAGTTAATAATAAACAGTTTCTAAATTTAATTGTTGGAGTTGGACTATTTTGATAACCTTCTCCTAATTCATTTGTTTTTAATCCTATAACTCTTCCTATATCAGTACCGTTTGCTAAAACATTTGCATTAGAACCTGATGAGGTTATAGTTACTTTAGGTGGTAAATTATAACCACTTCCACTATTAATTAAAAATATATCCGTTATATCATTTAAGTCGGAGTTAGTAGCACCTTCTATTACAATTTTACTTCCAGAGTATTGATCTCCTCTACCAGTTTCATCTTCCATTAAAATGTGTTCAGCACCTGTTCCTGATTCACCAGAGATACCACCATTAACAACAGAAACAAATCCTTCTGCATTAACACCTTCTGTTCCTGTATTATCAAAAACTAATTTATCTCCTACTGAATAACCTGTTCCTGCATTGTCAATAATAATTTCTGATACAGGTCCTGAACCTATATCACTAATAGCAATATCAGCACCTATACCACCACCTGATACAGTTAAGAAATCGCCAGTAGAATATAAGTTACCGTCATTTGTAATTGTTTTTAATCATGTTTGCTGGTTTTTGTTGTTTTT